CTCCCCGATCTTGATTTTCCCCCGCTCCGCCAGCCGGGGCACCAGGTTTTTGATAGCCATACTTCCTCCTTAAAATAATGGGGCTAACAGCCAGGCCAGGGCATACAGCCCGGCCCAAAGGATTAACAGTTCAATAAAAAAAACGGCCGTCATGAGCCGCTTCCCCCAGGTCCACTTGAAGGGCCGCAACCGGCTTCCTTCCATGCTTCCTCCTGACAAAACAGGGGAGGCGACCATGATGGCCACCTCCTCCCTGGTATGAGTGGTTTTACCTAAAGACTCATGGGCATCACCAGACAGAAGTAGTGGGGATCTTCCTGATCCATGAGGCGGCAGGGACGGTCAGTGTCGTTGATCTCCAAGAATACCATGTCGCCGGTCATGGCCTGCAGGGGCTCCAGGAGATAGCGGGCGTTGAAACCAAGCTCCAGGGGAAGCTGGTCCGCATCGCCCGATTCCAGAGTTACCGAGAGCAGTTCCCGGCCTTCGCCCACATCCGGGTTGGCAAAAGTGACTTCCGCCGTGTCCGCCGCCAGCTTGAAGATCACGCCCTTGAAGCGGTCGCTCGATAACTGGGCGATCCGCTTCAGAGTTTCGGTCAGTTCCTTACGATTGACCGAGAAGCGATAGGTGAAGCTTTCCGGGATGATGCGCCGGTAATCGGGAAACTTGCGGTCCAGGAGCCGGACAAAGAGATGCTTGTCGGTGGCTTGCAGGGCCAGGACTTTCTCGGCCAAGCCTATGGCCACTTTCTCCTGGCCGTCCAGAAACCTGCCGATCTCCCGCATGGCCTTATACGGAACCAGGATGCCCTCACCCAGGCCCAACTGCTCGCCTTCGGGCAGAGGCCGCTCCACCAGGGTGAGGCGGTGGCCGTCGGTGGAGACCAGGCGGAGCCAACTGCCCTCATCCATTTCCACCCGCTCACAAAAAATCGCCGAGAGGTTGTATTGCAGGTCGTCGCCGGAGACCGAGAAGATGGTCTTGAGGATCATCTCCTTCAGCAACCGGCTGTCCACCTCCACCAGGTTTTCTGCCGGAGTCTCTGGGATGGGCGGAAACTGCTCCGCGGCCAGGCCATAAAGTTGGTAGCGGGAGCCCCCCGTCTGAATCTGCATGGCGGCCTTGTCTGTGCCCACCAGGGCCAGCGGGCCCTTGGGCAGGTCCTTGATTAGGTTGTTGAAGTAGCCGGCCTGCACCGTCAGGGCGCCAGGCTCCGTCACCTCTGCCGGATAAAAGCCCCGGAAGCTGATTTCCAGATCGGTAGCCGAAATAAAGACGCCGTTACCATTGGTTTGCAGCAAGCAGTGGCTCAGGATGGGGAGCGTCCCCCGCTTGTCCACCACGCCCAGGACATGACCGATTCCTTTTAACAAAGTTTCACGCTCAATATTGATCTGCATGTCGATTTCCTCCTTCAGGATTAAGAAACGGCCCACCAAAGCAGGCCGAAAGATTGATGTCCTCCAGAAACAACAAAGGCGGGTGACTTGGCATCACTCGCCCTATTCATCAAGCCTTGAGGTTTCTTTTTATGCCGGATTCACGCTTTCCACCGGGACGAGGTTCGCACTGCCATTGATGAGGCCGTAGACCTCCTGTCGGCTGGCGTTTTCCAGCATGGCCTTCTTCACCAGGTTCAGGTGCTTGATGATGAGGTCGATTTTCATCAGGTTCACCTGGGCATTGCCCTGGCAGACCCGGGCCAGCACCTTGCAGTCTTCCGGGGAAAAGGACTTGACGATCAAGCCGGTGACCGCATCCAGGGTCTTTTCCCAGCGGGAGACGATCTCCAGGTCCTGCTTTTTGGGCATCTCGAACAGGACCTTTTCCTTCTTGGCCTCCACCAGGGCATTGACGAAACGCCGGAGATGATTATAGGTCGGGAGTTCCCCTGCCTTGATCTTGCGGAACACCACCTCCTGATCTTCGGCATCCGATAGGCGGCTGAGCTCAAAGCCCTGGGAAGGGGTGATAATCCCGAAAGTCAGGGCGTCCTGGAACTTCGGGGCCAGGTTCAAGAGCGACAAACGCTCATCTACCCGCCACACCTGCCTGAACCCCAGCTTCTGGGCCAGTTCCTCCTTGGTATAGCCGTTTTTATCCAGCATCTCCTTGAAGGCCCGGGCCTCTTCCAGTGGGGTCAAGTCTTGACGCTGAAGGTTTTCGACCAGGGCCATTTCCGCGATCTGCCGGTCATCCGCCTCCAGGATGCGCACCGGGGCGGAAGTCAATCCAGCCATCTGGCAGGCCCGCCAACGCCGCTCCCCGGCTATAAGCATGAACTTCTCTCCCTTGGCCACTACCACCAGGGGTTCGATCAGTCCCTGCTCCTTGATGGACAACGCCAGTTCTTCCAGGGCAGCCTTTGGAAAAACCTTGCGCGGCTGGGCAGGGTTCGGGTATATTGAAGCCAACGCAACTGATCCCGTTCCAGAATTTTGAATTTGGGGGGCCTGTGGACGCAGGCCCCCTTCTTTTTTGGGCTTCCCTTTCCGTTCGGGAATGGGGTCTTTGGGTTTGGGGTTTTCGCACAGTCCCTCTTTCCGGGTGCACTTCCCGGTCCCTCCCGGGATTAGCCTGCCCTTTATCGGGCTCGCCTTCCGTTTCCAGAAGTCGCAGGTTCCACAGTCGCCCGTGGCCACGGGCTTTTTCCTACCCATGATCTGCCTCCTTGAAAGATGGTTTTACTTAAAGAGCCTTGACATAATCGCTTAAAGGCAGGTAAGTGGGGTATTCTTTGTCCAGGTAAGCCCTGATCGCCTCGATCCCCTGGGGGAGCAAGTTCCGCAAATCCCGCAGGAGAACAATCGGCTCATCGTCAAACAGGGGGAGGGTGAGGTCCAGGGCCGGGACGTCGTTGTGGGCCGGTCGGAATATCACTCGTTCCGGGGTGTATTCGTAAGCCTGGCCGATCTGCCGGTCGAAGGGGATGCCCTTTTTTCTCAGGAGTCGTTCCAGATCATCAAACATCCCATAGCTGGCCTCTTGGTCGTCCAGGCTTAAAATCCCGTCATCCACATAAACCTCCGGGTCGTAAGTCTGCATCCGTTTTTCCACGAGGTTGTCCCCGTCAAACTCTACTCCTTCCCCTTCCAGGGCCTCCCTCACCTCCGGATCAATCATCCGCGCGGGGAATTCAATCCGCCCCCAAAATCTGTCTCCCATACGATCAAACCTCCTTTCAGAATAAGGTGTTTTGCCGTTCGTCATAATTTGCGGGCAACTCCGGCACTTGAATCCCCAAGTGTTTTTCCAGCCACTCCGCCACCAGACGCCGATGGCAAAACTCGCCAGGATATTCCCAACAGAGTAGCACCGCCTCCGGGCCCAGGACCTCGTAAACCTTCCGGGGATCCAGCCGGTTCAGGATTTTTTGATAGGCCACCCGGTATTTGTCCTCGCACATTTTGAGCATTTTCCTGGTAGGCGCCAGTGCCGGATAGCGCCGGCCGTGGAACCACTCCGGGGTTTTTAAGGCGATTGAGACCAGGTGGGGGACTTCCTTGTGATGGAAGCGCCAGAAATAACTGGTAAACATCAATCCTCCCTGAACTTGAAGTATTTATTCTTAATGTATAATTCCGGATGCCATCACCTCCTAATCCTCCGGGTTTGCCAGGTCGATAATGCCGCCCAGCAGGTTTAACAGTCCTTCCCGCTCCTCACAAATCGGGATGCAGGTGTCATAACTTGGCAGATTTTCGAGCCAGGTAAGCTGCTCTCGCAGCAGGTCCAGGTCCACCGTGATCACGCCGTATTCGGGGTGCTCTACATTTTCAAGACCTATTACCGGCATGGCTTCACTCCTCCGGTTCTACCGGCTCTAAGACACTCGACCCAGGCCGGTCATAGGCGGCCCAGGCTGCAGTTTGGGCCAGGATGTCATAATTCTCGTTGTCCACCTCCAGGCAGTCGGGAACCGAATCTTCTTCGATGGTGAGGTAGGCTACACCTTCCAGCAGGTCCTCTCTGGAGAGGCTGTCCCAATACTCTTTGACCCAGCCGATCTGATCTTTCCATGACCAGGAGAAGAACCCATCCGGCAACTCTTCAGGAGAGAGTTTGATCATTCCCTGGGCCAGAAATCTGATGTTCAAACCGTGTTCATTCATGGCATTGCCTCACTTTCCCGGCTCGCCCAGGTTATGATTGATGAACCGTTCCCCCTCGCTGCATATAGGGCAGACACCCCAAATCCGATGCTTGAGGGGATGGGACAGGTCACGTTCACGGGCGCAGTCGTCACAGTAAAATGATGGTCCGCCAACCGCCCGCACTTGCTCCAGCAGTTTCATCAGCAGAGCCTCGATCTCGGCTTTGGGACCCTGGAAATAGATGGGTGCCACATTGCGCCATTGGCCCCTGGACTCAAGGGACACTGAGGCAAGGTCCGTGGTTTGATAAAGGTCTGCACTTGCACGGTGTAGTTTGAACCACCCGTTGCGGCCTCGACATTCGATCATGATTCGGCCTCCCTTCTCGGCTCCAGGTCCTTGAGGACCTGGCCTATGTCAGTCCCGGCGACCAGGCGCTCGTTTATCTCATACAAAGCCCGGAGCCATCCGGACCGGAAGGCGTCGTGCTCATCGCCATAGGGGTCACCGCCTTTGAAGTAGATGCCCAAATGCCACTCGTAAGAGCCTTGAGGGTGCTCCCGGCAGACGTGGCACAGGCCGTCTTGCAGCTCATCGAGTTCGTGTTCATCGCCGCAAATCCGGCATTCGCCGGTCTCGACGGCGGTGTAACTCTCCCGGTCCTGGATATCGGTGTAGGATTCCCGGTCCTGGCCTAAGGTGCCCTTGATAGGATTGTTCATATAGTGGCCTCCTCCTTTACCCAATCCATCAGGGAGGGATAGGTGGGGAATACCTCTTCTATGCAATCCATGATTTCCCGCAAAATCGGGATTTCAGAAATTGCTTTGTCCCCTACTGCTCTAATCTTTTTCTTGATTTCCACCACTACGCCGGAGCTTTCGTCGTCCGGGATATCCACATCTAAAGGGGGATCGCCGGGACGGAAAACCCGGCTAACCGGGGGGCGGTCCCAGTCCATTGAGCTTTCCCGATCAAAAGGGATGCCTTTCTTGACCAATAATTCTTCCAGTTCGGCGAATTCGCCATACCGGGCCTCACCATCCGAGAAAACCAGCAGCCCCTCCTGGATGTCGATTTCCATGCTGGCATAAAGGCGCTTTGTTTCGATCTCGAAATTAGGCCCGAACACTTGGGGTTTAAACTCAATGTCATATTCCCTTTCCAGCAACGCCCTGATTTCCTGATCAAAGCAGCTTACCGGGAACATGATGGTTGCCGAAGACGTTGGCGCGCTCATGTCTCCTCCTCCCGCAGTTGCACAAATTTCAAGTAGCCCTTCCGGAGTCCCCACTTAATCAGTTCCTCAGTGGGAATCTCGCCGCGGATGCTCTCGCCGGTCCACTCCTCCCGGCCATGCACCTCTCTATAAACTCCACAACCCACGGTAATAGGGCCGTTGCCGTAGCCGTCCCGGGTATGGAGGTTAGAGAGGTGCACTCGCCTTCCTCGAATCAGCATGATGTCCATTGGGCACCTCTTAACTCAGGTCGATCATCCTTTTATAGTTGCCGGAAACCATGCTCACGTCTTCGGTCTTGGCGGCCACCGCAGCCACCTGCTCAGCCAAGCCAGCCAATTGCCCCTTGAGGGCCTCGTTGTCCTTCAGGACCCTAATGTCCACCCCGTCTAAACCGGCCTTAAGTTCGGCCAGGGCTTGCTCCAAAGGTTTGTACCCGAAGATGTTCATCTCCCGGGCCCAGTCGTGAAGGTTGCGCACCTTCTCCAAAGAATCATTCCGGATCACTTTGCCTTCCTTCAGGGACACGGACAGGCCGGTGACCACCTCCCGGATGCGCTTCTGGTAATCCAGGAAAGCCATCTCAACGACTTCCTTGCACTTGGCCTCCAGTTCGGCATTGGCCCGTTCATAAGCCGCCATGATCTCCGGGGCCGTGGTCTTAGTGGGAGGCTCAGCCGCCTTGATCTCGGTGATGATGTAGTACATGTCGAACTTCGCCCGCAGTGCCGCTTTGCTGGGATAGTGGGGTTCCATGAGCTTCCAGGAACCGGGCCACCGGCCCTCGCAATAGACCTTCCACTCTTTCCGGATGGTGTCGTACTTTTCGCAGAACTCGTCGGCCAGGGCCTTGTATTCGGCGATGCGTTGATCCAGCTTTTCCACCGTCCGGGCCAGCCGGTTCTTGGGAGAGCACCGGACCCACTCCAACACGAAATCGAAAGTGTTGAGGTTCAGGTCCCGCCGGGCTTCGCCGATCTTGCGGTTAAAGGCCTGGCGCCACTCGGCCGGATAGAGTTTTTTATTGCCGAGGTGGAAGAATTCCGGGACCTGCTCCATCCCCAGGTCCTCTTTAGTGAGGTTCACGATTCCGGGCCAGCTCTTGGTGCAAAGCTGGATCGCCACCAATCCGTCGAAGCCGTTGCCGTCAGATTTCCTTGTGCTCATGTTCTTGCCTCCAGAAAAAATTAGGCCGGTCATTGACCGGCCTTTTGTCTTGGTCACTCAAACCAGGACTCGCTGCCCGGGTTTGATGAATAAGTTGTTTTTACTTAAAGAGGTTTACTCTGTCATTTTGTCCGCTTCTCCAGGAAGGCAGATTTCCTTAATCTTGCGTATGGTATTTTCATCCATGGCTCCGGCCTTGAACAGGTCGTAAGCCATGTCATAGGCAATAGCCAATATCTCACTCATGCTGCTGTCCCTCATTATTATGGAAATTTATCCCACTTTTGACATGGCTTGTGATGGGACTGAGGCCGCTTCTTGCCGCTCTTTTAAAACTGCTAAGGCATCTGGGTCGTGATCAAGAAGAACCAAAGCACTGCTGATCGCCCGGCTCGGCAGCAGGTCGCCATTTTCGTATTTCTGGAAGGCCCGCGGCCCGCCGCCGATCAGCAGACCGGCAGATTCTTGAGAAAGTCGTAGTTTCTTCCGAATTCGCCGAATCTCTTCCGGCGTCAGCAACCCTTCACTACGCGCCTTCAGGCGGTTCAACATCCGGTCTGATACCTTCATATCCTTGCCGATGTGGATGCTCTCCTCGCAATCGTCACAATACCAGCCGGGCATATCGAAGGAGATCGACTCCCCCTTATAGGTCAAAGTCATAGGCCGCACGTCGCGATGCATCGGGGCCCCCGTTTTCGGACATGAAGGATTAGCGCTCATTGTCTTTCTCCTTGAACGAGAGCAACAAAAACTCGGTTATAGCATCGGCGGTAAACTTGATATACAACATCCCAACCGATGATGGGACATGGTACACATCCTGCCAAAGCCGGTGGTCGGCATAAGAGGTCATGGATTTGTAAAAATACTCCCGTTGCATGGTCTGGATCGTTTCGACGATCTCAGCGCGTCCAAATCCCAGAGCGGCGGCGCCTCTTAAAGCCGTGCCGGTAACGGCCAGCCTCTCAACGCTGCTAAAAGCAGCCTTGAATGCTGCAAGGTCGTAAGTAGGTTGGCGCTTCTCTGTCATAGCTCGCACCTATAAAATACACCATAATGGTGTATTGTCAAGTCATTAGTTGAGGATTTCTCTTGCTTTACCCTCTTCTTTACCCGCAATAAGGGTTTTTGTTAAGCTCCTCGAACTCCGGGGCTGGCGGGCCAAGGGCGGAGAGAATCTTCGCCGTCTCTTCGGTCCACCAGGGAGTAGAAGCTGTGCCATCTTCCGCGAAGTCGATCTCAAGCTCGCTGACTGACATTGTTGCGGACCCTCTGGAAATACTCCGGTTTATTTTTGCGGTTTGCCACCACACCCATGGCCTTTTCGAAGTTGCCCATGGCCTCATCGCAGCTTTTGCCCTGGAAGCCCTTGCCTTCTATCTTGACCTCACCGGTTATGTCAAAGTCGATGACGATCTCTTGCATGATTACCTCCTGCAAACCAGGCGGATGCGGCCGTCGTCCAGTTTCTGTTCGGAGACCCGGTAGCCCCGCTTCTTGGCTTCCGCTTTGGCCTTCTCCACGCCGTAGGCCTGCTTGAGGCGGCCCATCCAGGCATCATCATACTTGTTGTACTTGCGGTCATAATCCGAGACCCAAATCCGGTACTTGCCGTCAATCTGCCGCTCGAACCCCAGGTCATTGGCCGCCGGCCCCACGTGCTGCCGCCTGATGATGACATGGGCCTTTTGGGACCTCACGTCCCCCTGGTAGCCGTAAAGGGCCTGCGGCTCTTTGTGCACCTCCACTTTTCCCTCGAACCCCAACCGCTTGAGGGCCGCCACCAGGCAACCCTCGTCAGTCAATTCGATCTGCACTTCTGAGTAATGGGACATCGCCGCCTCCTTTAGTTAGGGGAGGGTCCCGGGACCGGGACGCCTCCCCGGATGGACTCTTTGAACCACCTGAGCAACTCCTCCGCCACCAGTTCCGTCATGGTGGCTCTCAGGTCGCCGCCATGCAGGGCCTTCGCCCTGGCCTCCATAACCCGCCAAAGGAACTTGGGGAGTGCCAGGCTGAAGCCCTCCCGCACCTCGATCCTGGCGGTTTCCGGGGTAACCATCACCGTCATCATAACGTCACTCTCCTTTTGCCCTTGGTTTCTTCCGCCTGGGGCCGGCCGGCCGGGATGGTCCGGGCCCTGGCCCACTCCCGCAGGCTGTCCATCTGTTGTTTTTGGGATTTACTTATAGGAATTACGAACCGGGCCGCGGTCTCCAGGTCGCCGCCGTTGTAAGCCGCTTCGATGGCCACCTGCCTGATCTCCGCGCCACTGTAACCTTCTAGGTCCGGAATTTTGACCCGGCCGTCACTCTCTGCCATCAAGTCTCCCAAGCATTTGCCCATGAACTGCTTGAGATAGATGTCCAGGATGTCCAGTTGCTCCTTGACTCCCGGGTTATCCACGAACCAGATCGAATCCCACCTCCCCATGCGGGTGTATTCCGGCGGGAGCTTTTCATAACTGTTGCAGGTGGCTATCACGAAAACCTGGCTTGTATGGTCATTCAGCCAAGTTAAAAAGGTGCCGCCCACCCGCTGGGTAGTGCCGCCGTCGGTGGAAGAGCCGCCCACCCCGGCCAGGCCTTTTTCGATTTCATCAATAAAGAGGACACAGGGGGCCATAGCATCTACCACCTTCAAGGCCTCACGCATTTTGGCTTCGCTCTCCCCCACCAGGGAACCAAACACCCGGCCCATATCCAGGGAGAGCACCGGCCAGCCTACTTCGTTCCCCAGGGCCTTGGCGAAGTGAGATTTACCGGTTCCTGGCACACCAAGGAGTAAGATGCCCCGGAATGGCAGCCCGGACCTCCGGTTCTGGAACCGGTTCAGCGTCCATTCTTTCAGGTTCTCCAGGCCGCCCAGGGTGGCAAAGGTCTCGGTGAACTGCGAGAACTGCAAGGCTGCCGATTTCTCCACCATTTGGGCCTTAAGGGTGCAGATGGTATGGGGATCGAATTGCTTCTGACGCACCAGGGCCAGGGCCATGGCATTTTCCCCCTCTTCCCAGGTGAGTCCCTGGGCTGCGTCCAGCACCGCTTCTACGTCTTCCGGCTCGATGCCGGTGCTCTCCACCAGGCCCGTCAGGATAGTCCCCAATTCCTCCCGGCTGGGCAGGGGAAAATCCAGCACCACCACCTCCCGCTCCAACTCCAGGGGCAGCTTGGCGTCAGCTGAGACGATGACCAGCGTGATGCCCTTGGTCTTGTACACCGGCAGGTTGTTCTGAAGGGCTTGAATGACCGGCGGCTCGTTCAGCCAGAAGTGAAAGTTCCTCAGGAACCAGACCGCCTTGTCTTTCCCCCGGGCCGCCACGTTGGGGAGATCGAAGGGATCGGCCTCTTCCCATTCGGCCCCGTTGCCCAGTTCCCGGAGGCCCCGGACCACATCCCATTGAAAAGGACTCCTGCCGTTGATCTCTTTAAGCGCGGAGCCAATGAATCTTTCCGGCTCATGGGTCCTGACCAGCAGGGCCGGGTAGCCGGCCTTCAGATAGTCTTGAATCATTTTCACCTCCAAGAAAATAAAAAAGCCGCCCCAAGGCGGCTAAAAGGTTTTTAGGCGAATTAGTTAGTTCAATTTGCGGCTAAGCTTTCACCCCGAAAGGGAGGTTTTCTGCTCCCGGTGTTTCAAGATTTTCTTGATGGCTGCAACAAATGATTGGGCGACTGCAATGGCTCTGGAAGCGTCTTCTTGGGGCACATGCCGGGTGTCGCCGTAATCGCCAATGCTGCGCAGTTCAAAGAGCCAGTTCAGATTTTTGCCGTGCTCTTTATCCAGCTTGCCGGTTTTGACCAAGAATTTATGAATGGCGGCAATGACGCCGCTGTGTTTCAGGTATTCCCGGCCTTCGCTCAACAAGGCCGCGGTGGCGGCATAAAAGGTGGCATAATAAGCCCGGGCCGCAGCAAAATCCCAATGCCCGGCTTCATAGAGCAATTGGGCCGCCCGGATGGATTCTTCCGCCCGCTCCAGGTTGGCCGTAACTTCAGGCTCGAAGAGCGGCAGGCTCATAGCTGTATCCCTTCCCGCCGGGCGTGGCGATAGAACTGTAAAATACCAGCCTGGAAGTCTTGCACTGCCGCAGGTTTGACGGAAATCAACCGGTCCGATTCCAATTGTAACGGATAGAGCACCTCGGCCAGGTTCCAGATTTCCTGAAAATAATCGAATGGCCCATGGAGCAAGACCAGCAGATCGATATCACTCCCCGCCCCGGCTTCGCCGCGCGCCTGGGAGCCGTATAGAATGAGACCGGCAAACCGGTCCCCATAATGCTTCTCCAAAACCTCTTTGCACTTTTGGGTTATCGGGTCCATCGGCCTCTCCTCTATGGCAATTTTACCTAACATCGACTCGATTTCACTAATAATTTCTATAGCGGCTACAGATTTGCGTCCTGAGTAGCAGGGCCGGATAACCGGCTTTCAGATAATCTTTAATCATCTTTAATCATCTTTCACCTCCAGGAAATAAAAAAGCCGCCCAAAGGCGGCTTTTCCTTGTCCTATCTGATTTCTTTAAAATCTTTAAAATCTATAATTCATCTAAGAGACGGTGATATTCTTCAGGTTTCAATCCCAGGTCACGCAGAATTTTTCGCAGGAGTGGTCTAACAATAATCTGTGTCCCATGATCAGGAATCACCACAATTTTTCCGCTATCATGCCGGAAGACATTATGGCTGCCCTCACATCTGATCCATCGAAAACCTGCCGCCTGGACTACCTTCTTAAGCTCTCGGTAAGAAACCAGGCGGAGTCTGGTCATGCAGTTACCTCCACCTGCCAGGTTCCCACGAAAGATGATAGAGGTTCTTCAAGAACCGTGGTCTGAAGATAAACAGAGATGGCCTCTTTCATATTGGCCTCTAAGGTAGGTAGATCAGGTGCCTGAGAATAACAACCAGGGAGTTCCAACACTTCTCCTATCAGCCACCCGCTTTCCGGGTCTCTCTCGATGATGACGGTAAAGGCTTTCTTCATGATTTTCCTTCCTCAATCCTCAAGGTACCATTAATTCTACCATTTTTGGTTTCCCATTTCCACCTCCGGAGAGAGATTCATAAAGCGATTCCCTCTTCCGCCACTTTTCAGTATATCCTATCTTGTTACCTCCATTATTTCAATTAGTTCCCCCTTGGCGCTTAATTAGCAGTCTTTCCAGCCTCTGATAAACTTCCTCCGATTCGATCCAGACGGTTAAGCCGTTGCCTTCCTCGTCGGAGCCGGTGAGGTAGCCGACTCCGGGCCGCCCGCCCTGGTCACCGCAGCCGCAGGGACAGGACCGGCATACCTGCAACAGCCGGCCTTTCTCGCCTTTCCAGGTAATTTCTTTCGTCATGTTCTACTCCTTCGGGCCGGAGTAGATGTAAATCCCGGTGCGGCTGTCCCAGTACCCCTGGCGCCGCTTGAGCCGCCGGCCCCATTCGCCGTTAATTTCGAGGGTCCAGACGTGGAATCGGCCACACCAGCGGGAATCCACCTCGTAGAATTTGAAGCCGTCCTCGGTAAAGGCCCTCCAGGAACCGGGAAGGGGATGCGCCTGCACCTGAGTTCCCACCAGGCAAAGGGGTTTTTCCACGACCCGGAGTTCCGGGATTGGGGAATGATCAAATTTCTCTGCCCCAGCAGTGCTATAAAGGGCCATCGTTTTAACCTCCAGACTCAATTGTTTCGGGGAGCTACCGTGCCTCCGAGAAATTTGGTTTGTTTACTTAAAGGAAGAAGCACAGCAAAAGAAGCGGGGGCCCGCAGGCCCCCAGTTGGGTTCATGCCGCCAGTTCCATGGGGGTAATCCCCTTGGACTCGATGGCACGGCATATCTTCTCGGTGGCCCGATGGGATCGGCCCCAGGTGTCGGGGCTCGCTTTCGCTTTCTGCGGAGCCTCCTGCCGCTCCGCTTGCCAGCAGGCCAGCCAATCAGCCCTAACGTCCTCGCGGTATGATTCCTCAAAACCCGGCTCCACTTCCGGGCCTATTCTGGAACCACGCAGCCGCCGCTGGCGCTCGATGAATCCCTTCATGCCATTCAGCGCCACGTAAAACTGGAACTTGCGCTCCGCAAACCGTGGATGCCCGGCCATTTCCAGCAACATCAAGACACCCTCCTGGACCACCTCTCTAGCGTCCAGGTACCAGGGGAGCTTGCCTCGGAATTTCCTGTGGTAAACGTGCCAGGCCATCTTGTAGCCAGCCTCGGGGTCAAGGGGACCGGGGCAGATGGACCGCTTCAGGTAATCGACGATGAAATAACCGCGCTTCAGCGAGGCCTTGGCGGTCAAATAGCTGCAATTGACCAAAGCCATGACCTCCCTGACCTCGGTGACTCCCTCGGGGATCGGAATAATTTCGCGCTCTCTGCCCTTACCCTTGTTTCCATAAGCTCCAACCAGTTTTTTCATCGCCGTGCCTCCAAAAAAAATGGGTTTTTAACCCATGGAGACACGGCAAAAAAAGGGCGGGGGCCCGGTTGCCCGGGCCCGTAGGTGGTGGGATTCGAGGCGGGGGTCAGAGGCGGGTTAATCTTCTTCCTGTTCCAAACCGGCCAGGTCGGCCAGGTGGTTTACCATGTCTCCCAGCTCTTCATGGGCTCTTCTGAACTGCCCGATAAATTCTTGAGGGACGTCTGTTCCGTGCGCGTCCAAGTTTTGCATGATGGCAACGGCCCGGTTTTCAATCAACTCCAGGCCCTTACGAATCATCTCCAGGTCTTCCTGCACTTCCTCCAGGTCCATTGTTTCGCCTCCCTCATTTTGCTTCGTAGCAGCGCTCCCGGTAGCGAATCGGCCGGGGGTACTGGGTCCCGCTCTTGGGCCAACAGATAAACTCTCCTTCGGCCGCGTGTTTGGCCTTGAAACAGCGGTACTGGCCAAGGTGCAGATGAAGATGCCGGCAGCCGACGCAGCTTTCGTTCAGACAACTGGTGACCTGTTCCGCCATTTTCCTGGTCTCCTATGGAAGAACCTTTATGAAACCCAGGCCCTTGGCCCTGGCGTTCTTGGCAGCCAGGTCCTTCGCGGTGGTGAAAGTGCCGGTGATGAAAACCGTTTCCTCGCCGATCTGGAAAGCCCAGCAACCCATACCCCGTGGCTTCCGGCCATGGCTGCATTCGTATTCGTTGGTCTTAACCCTCATTGTCGTTTCCTCCCTTTGGGACATCGAGCTTGGCGCTCAAAGGGAGCCAGGAATGTCTGGCAGAAACTCCCGCCCCCGTTCAGCGCCAAAATCAATACGGTCAGAATGTTACCGGTTTCGCTTCGCCCTTCCCGGTTGCTATTTCCGCTCGCTTGCCTTGCCGCCCCTTCCTTCCGGCCCTCCCGTCGCACGCACCACGGGCCGGCTGGCCTTCGCCTCAGTTAGGTTCGGGTCGCTCCCGGTTTCGCCTCGCTCCCGGTTCTTAGCTCCGCTTCGGATGTAAGGGCTCCGATGGCCCCTTCTTCTGTGGGTCAAAGAAGAAAAACCAGAGTTCTAGTCAACTCAAAAGACCGGGCAGTATGTTCGGTTCTGCCATCCTACCCGCCTCTCACCTGGGTTGAGTTACCGCTCCAGGTCGGCCGGGACCCTCTCACCGCCTCAATTGGCCTGGTTGCAGGGTATTTGCTTTTATTTTTCCCCTGATTGCTATCTCAGGTTCCCGCTCCGACTTCCGGGGCTTCCAGGTCTGCCTTCTACTTTTGGGTCGGGGGAGATTTTTTATGGACCGGCGACTCCCCTGGTCCGTCCCTGGGAGCTATTTGGTGGCACCTTTGACGGCTTGGCTTGGTTCGATAAGTTGGCCTCCTTTTTGGTTTGGTTTTGGTTGCGATTCAATAAGAAGAGATGCACTCAGTATGCCTAAGTAGGCTAAATAACAAAGAAATATCCAGGCAATAACATAGTGCGATTAAGTAGTTACTTTTAGGCGTTATTTTTTTATAAATACTAACCCATCAATACAGCACGGAAAGACAGTTATTTTTACCCTCACATTGGCTAAGCAACTCTCGCTCCTTATTGGTAATACGTATAAGAAGTTACATGGTTAAAATTATTTGACAGTAAAATGGTTCTAAATACAATTATTTATACCTTTATAACATTCTCACTATCAATATAATGTTTGACGTTACTTTAGTAACAAAACCAAACTGCACCACTGCCCGCTATTATTAGGGCTTCTCTTGACCGTTACTTATAGGCTTTAAGTAATGGTGTTAAATACGATCAGCTTACTACATGGATAGAAGGGTCGAACTCTCGATAGATAAGTCCCTCCTGGCTGGGCATGAGGCACAAAGCCTCCGCCTCCCACGACTCCCGGGAGGCCATGCGTTTTTTGGTGATGGCATCGTCTATCCTGATGAACCCGTCGGCGTCCCTGGCCCTGCCGCCGCAATCTTCCCACAGGGCGCAGCCATCGCAATCCCGGTCCATGCATTTCTCCATTACGTCAAAAATGCACCACTTGAAGATGCGGTAGCCGCTCTCCGCGGCTTCGGTGATCACCCGGTTCATCAGGCCGTAGGCCTTGTGCATGGTGGAGTAAATCTGGATGCTGGCCTGGATGTTCCGGGCCGTCTGCGGGATGAACAGGGCTGCCTCGTACAGCTCGGGGTCCATTTCGTCCACCTCGTCCAACTTGAGCTTTTGCGGGTGCGGACCCCTGACACTCTTGCTGGAGGCCGTCAGGATCTGGATGCTGCCGCCGCCCGCCATCTTGGTGAAAGTCTTGAGCATCTCACCCTCCACCAGGTGGATGAAAGATTGCGTGGCGAAGCGCTCCTGGATATGGGCGTACATCTTCTGGCTCTGCTCCAGAGAGCCGCCCAAAATCTTGGTTTCACAGCCCGGCTTGAACACGGAGTCCAGCCAGGTCACCAGGGCGCCGTTCAAGGTCTTGCCGCCGCCCCGGTTGGCCCAGCAGACGCAGTTCTGCACCTCCTCGAAAAAGGCGGCGGTGACGTATTCGGCGGGCGGGGTATGTTCGGGACAGACCTTGGCCCGGGGGAGTCTCAAACCCCAGAAGGCCTGGATGAACTTCAGAAGCTCCCCAGAATCCTTGAAGCCGTGCTTCCGGTAATGCTCCACCAGGGCCAGGGCCGCCCGGGGGTTGACAATGGACAGAGAGGCAGCTTCGTGTTGGTTGTCCGGTTGCGGGGACATGGTCACAGTAGCACCCTGTATGCCAAAGCCCGAAAGAGGTTGGACGAACTTGCGTTGCATACACCGCTTCTGGCGCTCTTTGGCGGGATCAGTCGGATCGAATAGTAATGGTAAGGTGGATGCGTGTTCGCATGAATGCGAGGCTTTACGCCACCCGATTTTTTTAAGTCGAATAAAGGGTTAGCCCCCGGATCCGGCCATCCCGGAAACGGTGGGAACCAGGTGGGTCTAATATGGGGGGCGGTGGGGACCTGTCCCCGTTTTCGGGGGTCAGGTGGGGAACCGACGTTTTTGTGAAATATTCTATCCATTTATGTAAATAGCCGAAAAAATCACAGGTCGAGATTTTTTTCGCTCCGCTCCCGGGCCAGGATCAGGAAATCCAGGTAGGCCTGCCGCACCTCCGGGTCTTCGAAGGGCAGGTCCGGGCCCAGAAGGAGCCTCTCGGGCACCTTGGCCAGCAGGCCGCAGTCTTGCAGTTCCTTCACCAGTTTTTCCTGGGCGGTCATGGCATTTCTGCGGTGGCCGATCCTGGCGTTTTCCTCCTGGCACATCTCGCTGTCCCGCATGGATTTCCAGCGGATTTGCAGCCAAAACTTGATGCTGTCCCCCAGGAAACTGTCCTGGTCAAACTCCTGGGCCATGAGGCGGCTGAGGACCTTGCCGTCCTTGAGGTCCCGGTCCACCTGGCGCCGGCTGATTCCCAGCTTGGTGGCGATTTCTCCGGGTCTGAAGCCCGAGAGCTTCATTTCCTGCACCTGCCGGATGCGGGACTGCCGGGCCTTGGTGATCACCGGGAGGCCGGCTTGAGACTCCCCCTTCTTAGACAGCATCATGGTCTTTTTTCCAGTCTCGGTCATAAGATACCTCAGTCTTCCTTCCGCTCCGGCGGCCCTTCCAGTGGCCCCCACTTCTCCCCGGTCATGGGGTTGATCCGGTAAGCATGGAGGGGGCAGCCTTCCTGTTTGACCGGAATCATCTCCCGGGCACAGGTGCCGTCTTCATCGGCCCAAAAACAGCGGCATGGTTTAGCCATGTCTAATCTCCCTGAACCCTTTTTCAGGATATTCTCTCGGCCTCACCGACAGGTGTGGTTTGAAGTAAACCTGTAAACCCGCGGCCCTGGCCTGATTCAGCAGGGATTCGACCCATTCCCATTGCGGCTGTTCGTGTTCCTTGCCGACGCGGCGGGGACCGATGATGATCCAGTCGAACACCTTGAGGTTTTGAAACCTGACCTCCCCCAAGAGCGGTTCGCAGGACAGGAACTTGACCGTGGCCTTGATCCTGGCAAAGGCTCTCTCGGCCGCGGCTACCCGCTCCTGGCAATCCACCGTGGTTCCCACCCAGGCGTTGGGCGGCCAGTCGATGCCCACCAGGCGTCCCGGATTCTTGGTGAGAAACAGAAAATTCCATTGAGGCGCTTCTCTAACCTCCTTCATCACCGCATCGATCCACTCCTGGGGCACCCAGGCGCCGAAAAGGTCCGCCATGGAACAGACAAAGACATTGCGTTCGCCGATGGGCGCACCGTCTTGGGGTGGCCTGGTATTAGCGGGTCCGCCCAGACGCTCCGGATGGAACTTCGGGTCGAACTTGTTATTGCCATAAAACCGGGCGGCGATGTCCCGGGCGTAACAATAGGGACAGTCGTGCTTGCAGCCGGTGACCGGGTTCCAGGTCCAGCAGGCCCATTCGATGTTGTCATGGGTGCGGTTGAAGATCGAGCGGCCTTTATCCCTGGCCTGCCGGGATTCCTGGGTCAATTGGTAGGCTTTATTGACGCTCATCGTGCCCGCCTGCACCGCTTCCTTGACCTCCTCAACGCCATGCTCCAGGACCGTTCGGGCCTGCTCCACCTTGCGAGTGGAAATGCCCATCATATCCGCGGTTTTTTGGGCGGATTTATCCTCGTTATTCTTCTTTTTGCGCTTATTGGGTGATTCCGGTTTTTCAAAAGCGCAATCTTGCGCTTTTGATTTTTCCTGGAACTCCTCGCTTTTCCGGTCTCCACCCCGCTCTTTCCGGCTGTCCAGAGCTTCAATACACCGGAGGATTTCGGCATCCGTCAGGTTCCGCCGGTTCCGCTGATTATGGATGGCATAAGCCAGGGCCTCGTCTTCATTAGCGAAGCTTTTGTAGAAGACGGTTATGTCTTCCAGGCCCACCTCGCTGGCGGCCTGCAGACGGGTATGACCGTCGATGACCACGTTTTCTCCCTCCCACAAGACAATGGGCTGGGATTGGTCATAGCCGCCTTCGGTCATAGATACCTTGATATTCTCCAGGACCGCCGGGCTGATGGTAAAAAGCTCGTTAAAGGGAGGGCGCGTGATGATGGCCGATATTTCCATTGGTCCTCATCTCCATGTTGGTGTAATTCAGTCGGGCGAGAATCTTTTTCCCTTCGGGCCGGTCTATCCGGTGGAAGCCGATTTGCTTGAACTCCGGGAACTTGGTCCAGTTGGTCCCGATCAGGAAGGTCCATTGATGCCTGCCGTAAGGCTCGCGGACGATCCAGTGTTTCTTGTTGGTGCCGCCCAGGACTTCATCGAGCCGCTCCGCCAGGGGACAGGCCGGCGCCATCAACTGGCGCTTGTAATTAGTGGCGGAGAAATAAAGCAGCACATCCAAGGTCGAAAAACACTTGCACTCGAACATGCTCTGCAACAGCTCAAAGGGCGGGTTCGAGCCGGTGGGGTCCGAGTAGACCAGGCCGAACACCCGTTTCGCCCGCTTCTGCGGCAAAGGGAAATAGCAAGGCAGGAACTTTTCATGGTTCCCGTGGAAAGCGAACGACAGCCCCGGCTTATCCGCATAGTCGGCGACATTGTGGATCAGCCTGGTCCGGTGGCCATCATCGATTTCAAAGAAGACGCCGTGACACTTCATATCGATGGCCTTCTGTTCTTCCAGGAAGACCAGGGGGCTCCCCTTGATGATCTCGCCGTCGTGCATATAGATTCCGGGGCCGGCGTTGAGGTCGAAGTAATGATATTGCTCATGGGCCCAGCCGTTGTGCGCCTTGAGAATCCCCGAGCAGATGCGCAGATGAGTCCGCAAAATCTGGTTCAGGTGCTGCTGCTTATACCGGGTATATTCCGAGGCTCCGACGCCGTTATATTCCGTTGCCATTCTCACCACTCCGGGCACTCTCATTTTGCTCTGCTCAGCCATTGAGCCACCCGCAGAAGAAGTATCTCAAGGCGTCCAGCGCGTGGTGCTCACCCTGGCCGGGTTCGTGTTTCAGGTATCCGGTCAACTCCCGGATCAGGTTTTTACAGCGATGGTGGATCAGGAGGCCGGGAAAGCCGTCGGGCTGGACCTTGAGCCAGCGACGCACCAGTTCCTGCCCCGCCTCCACGCTGCGGCGGGGCGCCTTGACTTCAAGGCCCAGGACTTCAGATAACACCGCCCGTTTCTCCGGGTCCGAGGGGTCACAGAAGGCGCCGGTGAGCCGGTCGTAACCGGATGCCTGGTGCAGTTGCAGGAGCGCCCGGCCATTCTCCGCGGTGGTGCGGTAGCGCTGGTAGTATTCATCCAGCACCAGGACCCGCTCGCCTTTATCGATGGGCTGAATCCACAGGCAGGCAAAGGGATTGCGGTAGCCGAAGTCGACACCCAGGTAAAGCTCGCCTTCGGGCCGGTAGGCAAACACTGCCAGGTTATGGTTCATTTCAAGTCTCCCGGTTTCAGGCCCAGTTTGGTCATGAACCTCCCGGCCGCCTCTTTCTTGAGCACCGCCTCTGCCTGATGGGACAAGTAATCGGGCGGAAAAATGATCAGGTTTTTCTTCAACACCTGGAACCCGCGGATAGCGACCAAGGTGCTCACTTGTGCCAGTTCGGCCCACTCATCGAAATCGACCTTGACCTGCTCCCAAACCTTATCCAGGTCGATCTCCTCTCCCGGTCCAGGTGGGGGCGGAAGAACCTTCTTGACCCGGGGCCAGGTGGCGGCCAGCCGAAAGAGGGTCTGGTCCTGGGCCAGCAGAGCCGCCCCCAGGAAGCCCTGGGGATCGTCGGAGGCCCGGTAGGGAAGCAACGCTTCAGCCCAGCCCATGGCAAGCCTCCTGGGAGCTTTCGCCTTGCTGCTGGGCTTCCTCCTCCTGCAGTTGCTCCAACCCGATGCGGGCCAGCTCCATCAGCTTCAAAAAGGCCGCCGCAGAGTTCTTGATCTGGCAACGTTTCTTGATGCGCACGATGAGCTCGAAGAAGGCGTCGTAGGTGTTCAGATTCGCGAGGTACACTGCATCCCCGGCAAAGGCCGCGGCGGTCTCCTTCAATAGCTGATCCAGGTCCTCCAGCTCTTCCGGGAGAAACAGGAAGCTGGTCAGCTTGTAGCGCAGGCGCTGCTCGGTGATGGCCGCAAACTGGATGCCCTGGAGGGCCTTGAGGGTGTCGGAGTCCAGCCCGGCGTACATCCGGGCCTGCACGTCCTTGATGCTCTCCCACAGCTCCTTCAGGATGACCAAGTCGTCCTGGCCGGCGATGGCGTTGTGGGAAAGCTGAATGGCCAGCCTCTCGTCCACGTCCTTTTCGTCGGCGATCATCAGCACCAGGACCTGCTCCACCCCGGCCTGGCGGGCGGCCATGACCCGGTGGTTGCCGGAGAGCACCCGGAGCTTCCCGTCTTTCTCCCGGTAGCAAAGCGGCAGAGAGGACAGGTTGCCGTCCTTCTTGACGTTCTCCACCAGGTTCTGGAACTGCTCCGCCTTCATGAAGCGGGCGTTCTTTTCTAGGAGCCTTAGCTCGGAAGGATCGGCCAGTTCCAGGCGATAAGGAAACAGCCCGGCCAGCTTCTCGTTGAGCAGGTTCAGGGCTTCTCGTATTTCTTCAGCCATAAGGGGATCACCTCTTTCAGATCCAGGATGCCCATCCCGGTCTCATACACCAGTTTGCCTGGGTCCCGCCGGGCCAGCTTGTAAAGGCCCCGGTACTTCATGGACACCGGCTTGTCGGTGAAGACCATGGTGCGGCACCTGGAGATTTCCAGCAGGAACTTCTCTTCCAGCAGTTTCCGGACTTCCCTGGTCTGGGTCACCAGAACCAGGAGCTTGGCCAGGCGCCGATAGCGCCCGGAGTTGACCACGAAGTCGGCCAGCAGATACACATCGCCGCCGCCCTGCATCCGGGAGTAGATCAGGAACCCGAAGACTTTCCCGTCCACCGCGGCCACTAGGGGGACTTCGCCGTCCGCCGGGATGCCTACGCCCTTGGAGAGGTACACGTCCCGGTAGTAGTTCACCACCCGGTTGCTGGTGGGGGTCAGGGTCAACTGGGACTCCGGGGTGATCGCATCGTCATCGGACAGGCGGGTGAAGGGCACGAACTCTTCGTGCCGCTGCTGCTTCAGGACTCCCCGGCGCAGGGCCTCCATGTTGGAATAAACGTAAACCGGCTTCATCCGGGCTTTGCGCACCACCGCCACCATCGGCAGGCCCTCCACCACCCGGTCATCCAGGTAGAGGTAGTCACGGGCCTTCATCTTCTCCAGGATGGCGGCCTTGCGTTCGGCGTCGATCAACCCGTAGGCCGGCCGGTTCCAGGCGAAGATTTCTTCCAGGCGCTTGAACATGCGCTCGTAGCCCCCGGCGTAAGTGGGGAGAAAGGCAATGGCCACCGCGGTCTTCGGCATCTCGTCCAGGAGGTCGAAGATGTCCCTGGTCGTGTAGTCTTCAAGCCGGACTTCCTTCTTCCTCTCCCGGAGCTTGGC